ATCATCTGGTAGATTGGCTAACTGGGATTGACGACTTTCAATTAAATCATCTAATTGTTTTAAACGTTTTTTTAACTCTGCTGATGCCGTATCAAGTGGGTTACCACCTTCGTTACGGGTAAAAATTTGCATTGAGCCAATGAGTGGCAGTTTTTGATGAGCAGTCATATTTTTTCCTTTTAAAAAAGAAAACCGCCATTAAAGGCGGTCATGTTTGTTTCATTTAAAAAATTTAAACTTGGTCTAACCAAGCAAATGGATCTGTTTTTATTCCTGGTTGATCTTGGCCAATACTTTGAACACGTTGGATTAAGGATGATGCCGCTGCTTCATCAAGATGAAACTTTCGTCCGAGATAAAGCTTCATATCTGTTTCAGTTTGAATATCTCGCATATCAGAATCAGAAACACGTGCATTTCGATCACTAGGTTCATCACAAACACTGATTTCATATAGACTTGCTCGTTTAATACGAACATATTTACCCATATCTTCAATGTCCATTGGATCAGGATAAAAGAATGCTATCGACAAACCATCTATCGTTTCATCTTCAAGCATTGCTCGTACATCTTTGGCAAGACTTAAACCAGGTGTAAGCCGTCCTGAAACTTTAAAACCAATATCATCTTCTTCAAGCTTCAGCCATTTGCCGATGCGCATTGCAAATTCAGGACTAATCCAATCATAACGATGACCATGGTTGTAGTACATATGACATCGCATAGCACCAGCCGCCACAGCATTAATAAAATCTGTAAAAGCTCCTTTTACAAATTGTTCACCATGTGAATTGATACTTTCCCAACGAACAGCATATCCGTCGAACTCAAATGCAGAATTTTTGTCTTGATTTTCATCGAATCTTAATTTGACATCTGAAAATGGCAAAAGCCGAATTTGTACATTCGGCTTTTGAACTTGTGCATCTCGCATATTTAAATGATTACGGCTCATTTTTTTGTTCACCTCGTTGCCCCTCAATAACACGATCCAGCGTCAATAACTGAGCTGCAACCATTAAATTATCTCCACCATCAACTGGTGCATAACCTTCTTCAATCCGTACTTCATTAATCGTGGACTGACCACTTTCAATCCGTACTTTATTATTGGCAATACGGGAAGCAATTGAGGCACGTAAAAGGTCCTTGATCTTAAATTCAAACTCAAATGTATCCCAATCAACACGGTCTAATAAATTCAACCTTGCCGACTCTTCAATACGCTCAAAATAAGGACGTAATCCAAACCGATAAAATGATTCCACAAGCTGCTCAATACCACTACCCCATACCGTTGAACCACTGGTATCGTTAATCAATACGCTTGGAACACCATAAAAACGACAAACTTCCTCAACTGTAAAACGTCTAGTTGATAAAAGTTCAATATCTTCAGGTGTTAAACTAATTTTTTCAAATTTCAAGCCACCTTCAAGCACTGGAAGAAACCAATCATCTCCAGAAACAAGATCAGACATTTCCTCACGAAGTGCTTGGCGCTGTTCTTTCTTTAAAGTTTTATCAGTAGAGAGCGTACCTGAAGGTTTTGCACCATTTTCCATGACTCGTCCGACTTTATCATCGGTTGCCAACCCAATACCGATTGATCTAGCACCAAATGCCAAAGGCGACATTCCAACCAAGCCAGTACCAAATAATCTAACGTGCCAAATTTCTTTGTCAGTTAAGATTTCCTTTTTTCCATCAAAATAAGTGATGTGGTACTCTTTTTTACCTTTATCATTCAATTTTGGTAAAACTGAAGCATTGTTGATCACTACAAGCTGATTAAGCTGCTTGTGGTAATAATATTTCCGCACATACACATTTCCACTGATTAAATTCAGCATAAATGTTTCTTTAAACTCAATATTTGTTTGATCATCATTCGGTTTATTACGAAATAAACGCGCTAAATCATGGTCAAATATCTGTTTACGATGCCGATTTTTATCAAAAACGAACATTTCAAGCGGTAAACTTGCAACTGTTTCAGCCAAGATTTTATGACATGCAAAGACTGCTGAAAGTGTCATTGCTCGTTCGAAGGTAGCCGTGTTGGCTATTCGGCTATTTGAACGTGGAAAATCAATCAAAACTCCACGTTTTGGACTTTCAGGACCTGTACTACGCCCCTGAATATCTTTGGTTTCATTAATCGCCCGCTGGATTTTGTCCTTTTCAAGACACTCAAACAGCCGACTTTTTGCAATTTGTGCTGTCATCGTCGCCCCACAACCATATTTTTGATGTAATCATCAACATCCCAATCATCTAGATGATCACCAGGTACTAATTCAAATACGCTTTCATCGTCGTAATGCATTGCCCGTGAAGCAGCAATAATCATCCCGATAGCCAAGTCAATTTTTTTACCGGGTGAAGTTTTCCGAGGGAAAATACATTCCTTAGCATCAGGGCGTACAACAACATTCAGAACACACCACTGTAAGACAGGATCACCATCATGATGCAACCGTCCTTCAGCTAGTAATTGCTCAAGCCAGCGCATGGGTTCAGACAAATATTGAGTTTGTTGTGGTACCTCAATGACATTAATCCCTTGATCCATCAAATTCGAAGTCAATTGTGCTGCATGGTATGGATCATGTCCCAACTCATAAAATGAATTTTCAATATGAAAATTCTCAATGTCTTGTTGAATTCGATCAAAATCAGTGGATGCGCCTGGTGTAACGATTAAGTGACCTTGATCACGCCAAACAGGATATTCATCTGGTCGCTTTTCACCATTAATCGCATCTTTTGTATCAACAACACGCTCATTGATATATGGCGTTGCAAAGATATGCCAGTGAATCTTGCCATCTTGTAAACGTGGTCGTAACCGTCCCCACCCAGCCAAATCAAGGCGACTTGCTAAGTCATAACCTCCAAAACAGACTTGTCCCTTGAAATGAGATTCTGATATTTCTGACTTGGCAGCCTCCCAAATTGAAGGTGCAATCCAGCCATCTACAGCCCCGACCCATTCATTTAAATGTTTCTGTCGAGTGATACCTTCTTGCTTAGGACTTACTTTGACTTTTTCAAAAACAGAATGTAGATATTTTTCAGTAACTGAAATTCCATAGTTTGGATTTGCCTTTGGCCAGACTTTAGGATCTTGCCAATCGTCACCACGATCTAAACAGAACACCATCCCGAAATACTGATCATGAACAGCTTTACCACGCAAAATATCAACAACAACTTGCCTTTCTTGATAACACTTGGTTGTGGTGTCATCACCAGCAGTGGTAATGGCTAAAATCAAAGGCTCTTCACGCGCAGCTACACCATTTGCCACAATGTCATACATATCAGCAGTTTTATGAGCATGAAGCTCATCAATAATTGCCGCATGAACATTCAAACCGTCTTTTGTTCCGCCCCGATCTTGTGATAGCGCTTTAAGCGTACTGTTTGTTTCTGTCTGATAAACAGAATAAAGCGAAAATTCAATACCGAAGTTCGAACGCATTCTTGGTGAGAATTCCACCATTTTTTTTGCATCTTCAAATACGATCTTTGCTTGATCACGCGAAGTCGCAGCGGTATAAACTTCAGCACCCATTTCACCGTCGATAAACGCCAAATACAAGGCAACGGCAGCCAACCAAGTGGATTTTCCATTTTTCTTTGCGACCTCAATATAGACATATAAAAATCGACGTTTATTTTCAGAATCTACCCAGCCGAAAATATTCATCATGCAGAATATTTGCCATGGTTCAAGGATCAACTTATGTCGAGTGCCATCAGGTTTAACCTTGGCCAACTTCCCTTTTACATGTGGACAAGCTTCAACAAATTTACATGCATGGGTAACGCGCTCTAAACTCAGTTCATACTCAAAATCAATATCAGGTTTTGATTTGAATTTTATGTTTTGTAGTAGGCTCTGAGTCTCTTCATCGACTTGATCTGATTTAAATCCCGACCTTGCCAAATCTGATAAGAATCGTTTGATTGCAAGTTTTTCTAACTGACCTGCAACGCGCACTCCAGAGCGCACGTCTTGGCAATACTGGAGCGCAATTTTAAAATAATCGCGCATAAATTCTCACTTAACTTGATCTGACAGACATTCCAGAAAACTCATCTTCTTCTGTTGAAGCTGATGCACCAAGTAAATCAAGCTGCTGTTGTTTATTAACTTTGACATTTGAACGTGCAGCTGGAGTCAATCCAAACTCACGTGCAGTTTTTATAATTAATTCTTGCAACTTGTTTCTGATCTGGAGCCAAGCTGATTGGACTTCAAATTTATTCGGTGTAGTCGCAACCCAAGAATTAATATCCTGTAATTTTTCTTGGACCTCTTCATAGGCAGCCATGTTGTCGCAGTGCAATAAAAACACATCACCATCAACTACGCTTAATAAACCTGCCTGTACTAATTTTGGTCCTAGCGTATCCCAATGTTTACGCGCTTTTTTATTCAACCATGCAGGGCATGGTGGCATTCCTAAATCCACTGCTGCATTTGCAACTTGTGCATCGCCATCACGGTCATCCCGAATGCGACTACCACTGAGCATTTTTTCTTGCAGTGATTTAGAAGGTCGTCCAGCAGACATATAAACCTCCAAAATTTCAAAATGTTTTTTAATATTAGAGGTATACCCCCCTATGGAATTTTGACCACGTAAAAATTTGACGGGGGGGCGGTCTTTTTCAGAAAGCCTTTTTTGACTTTTGACCCCCTATCCCCTATTTAAAGAAAATTCCGTAAATTACGACTACTGTAAGAAAACTGATACACCAACACAGAATATTGATCTTTATATGTAGTACAGATAAACCAACGCCATGATCTTCATGGTCATCCCACTTAATTGCAGGTCGCTCAACATCGGGTGGAACTGGGCGCTGTGGATTGTGACAAGGTTGATACCCACTACCATTAAGACCATTGTAATAAGTACATGCAATACACTTTCCGCACTTAACTTTAGTCACTTAATTTCTCTCCAACTACTCGACAACCAGCATCAACCTCATTCAGTCTTGCAAGTCTAAGACGTTCATAGATCTCAACTCTATGTTGATGTTCATCGTTCCAAAGAACATGCAAGCTTGATCCAGTCTGGACAACTACACCAAGATCATCAAAGCCTTTGATGTCATCGCGATAGACGACTGGATCACCTAGCAAAAATATCTCTTTGTCCATTTTCAAACCTACTTCTTGAAGTGACTGTAATGTAAACGGTGATTAAACCCATCTGCATCTTCAATCTCGATTAATTTCCCATCCACGTTGAGAACTCTAAAAGAATCATCAAGCTTACAACTCAGTAGTTCTACTGCATAACCTGTACAAGCCATAGCTGAATCACCTTCAAAGAATGGATTCACTCGACCATGAAGCTCAACTTCTTTCTTGACTGGTCTAACTTGCGGTGACCAACTGCCACGATCTTCTATCTGTGTCTTGCGGTCATGGCATGACTTGCATAGTGATTGCCAATTGTTTTTATCCCAGAATAATTCTTTGTCGCCCTTATGCGGAATGATGTGATCCACCACTGTGGCCACTTCAATATATCCACGCTTCTGATGATCAGCACAAAGCGGATGTTCAGCCAAGTGTTCAAGACGTTCTTTTTCCCATCGCGCATCATAGCCACGCTGGTGCGCTGTTCCACGCTCCCGATCTTTCTTACGAATCTTATCTTGATGATTGTCACAGTAACCTTGATTGGTTGCATATTCTTTGCAACTCGAAACAAGGCATGGACGTTTAGCACGTTGAGGTGCTTTCTTTCCCATGATGACAAACTCCAGATCAAAAAAAACCACATGAACCTCCGAGGGAAACATGTGGTATGAAAAGAGTCTTTCGACTCTGGGGAAACTTACAGCGCTGAATAATATTTATAGTTACTCATTGTGGTGAAATGTAGAATATTTTTGGCTCACCTGTCAATAGATTTAAATAAATTAATAGGTGATTTTTAATTGTGCCATGATTTTAGACTCTATTTCCTCAAGTTGCTTTGCTATTTCAGCTTTGTATTGATTTATGAGATTTCCTAAATTTCTTTGTATTTGCATTCTGCTAACTGAACCTATAACTGCTCTGTTTCTCTCAGATGGTTTGTAATCAGCTGGGCAATTAAATATTTCAACCAAAGCAATGTACAAAGCTGTTTCATCCCGAACAGGTTCT